GCTTGTGACTTCGTCGATCGGGTCGGCGGTCCTGCGCCGGGCCCCCTCTTTCGACCCGGCGGCCACGCCGTAAAGCTGGATGACCTGCTTTGCCCGCGCCGCGGCGCGGGACTGTTGCCGCAAGCCCTTCCTAGGTGATTGCCAGATTTCGAACGGGCGTGGCGACGGCAGTGGATCTTCGCCGAAGAGAACGGTCTCGGGCAGATTGAGCGCTTCCGCCAAGCGGGCGCGCCATTCGTCGTCGAGCTTCATGGTGCCGTTGCGCAGCTTCGAGATGGTAACGGAATGCGCGTCGACTTTCTCGGCCAGCGCCTCGTTGGTGAGCTTGCGCGACTTCATCGCCGCGCGGAGCCTGTCCTGATAGTGCTCGAATTTTTTGCTTAGATCGACCATGGATAAATCCTAGCCAAATTGGCTAAATCAGAAAGAGCCGATACGGCTAAACTTTCTGTTGACAAACTATTAGCCATTATGGCTTACATGGAGGATGCAGCTTTCTGACTGGCGCACTTCGAAGGGATTGAGCTTCGCCGAAACGGCGAGGGCGCTTGGTATCGATGGGGTTAACCCCGGCGGTACGCTCGCCCGTATCGAGCGTGGAGCCCGCCGGCCTGACGCTGACATGGTCGAACGCATCGTCAATTTCACCGGCGGCGCCGTCTCTGCTGGGGACATGCATGCCGTCAGGCTTGCCTGGCTCAAAGCCAATCAACCGGGTCGTCTTACTCTCGTCGACGAGGTTCATGCCTTTCAGGGCTGCATGGAGGCTGCGGAGTAGATGTGCGCCTCCGATTCCATTTCCAGCGTGGGTAGAGCAGCGGTAGCTCGCCGGTCTCATAAGCCGGAGGTCGCGAGTTCGAATCTCGCCCCCGCAACCACCATACCTTGTGAGAGCGAAGGAAGGTCCGGTACGGCTCGCAAGGCCCCCGGCACCCATTGGGGGCACGGCTTGCCGTGCAGGGGTAAAGCCCGCCTTCCACCATTGATGAGGGCCGGAAGGGCGTGCCATCGGGCGCCCTTCCGGTGCCGATCCTGTCGGGGTCCGCCGTGATGCCGTGATGTGTGCGCGGGTTTTCATGCCCGCGATCTGATCCCGTTTTTCTCTTTCCCGGTACGGGAAACGCGCCGCGTTTTTCCCGCAGCGGGAAAGCTGTGCCCGGAGACGAGCATGTCCATTTCCCCCGCCTGGTTTTACCGCATCAAATCGGCGCAAAAGGATCTTATCGAGCGCTGCGGCGGCATCGTCCGCGCGGCCGAAAAGTGCAGCGCCTCGAAGACGGAGGTCGGCCGCTGGAACAACCAGACCGACCCCGACCTGATGCCGCTGCCTGCCGTGCTGCAGCTCGAGGCCGATTGCGGCATGCCGCTGGTAACCGGCGCCATGGCCGACCTGAACGGCCGCCGCCTTGCCGATCCGGATGAGTTTTCGGCGACGAACGCCAGCGTCATGGCCGCACACGCAGAAGTCGTCGTGCAGTTCGGCGAGTTGATCGCCAAGGCGGCCATCGCCTTTTCGGACGGAAAACTGACGCCGGCGGAACTGGCGGGCATGGATCGCTACGCCGCCGCGCTGGAGCGGGCCGTCGCCGAGTTTCGCAAGGCAGCGGCGACAGGGCGCAGCCAGGGCGGCCTCTCGATCGTGGGAGGCGCGGCATGAGGCTGTTGCCCGACTTATCCCTTGCCGCCCTGTTTGCTTCGGTGTCGGCGAATGGCTCTTTTTCGCACCTCTACCAGCGCGTGCGGCCGATCACGGAAAAGAACATCGGCCGCAACCGGCTGAAAAGCCGCTCCCGCTACATGCCGCATCAGGGCAAGCGTGAGTGCGCGCGCCGGCTGCGGCAGTGGGCGCGGATCGAGGCGCGGAGGGCAGGGCAATGACCGCCTGGCACCCCTCCGAAATCCTGAAGCTGACCGAACTGGCGAACAAGGGCCTTTCGGCGGGCTTGATCGCGGCGCAACTCAACCGCCAGTTCGGCAACGGCCGCAGCCGCCACGCCGTCATCGGCAAGCTGATGCGCGGCGAGGGCAAATTCGGTCGGCTGGCCGCGCGCCCCGGCTTGGGTGGGGATGGCAAGCCCGACGCCAAATTCCATTCGGCCGCGCCGCCTCTGGGGCGTGCCGGAAAGGCCGGTGCCGCTGTCCTGCGGGCGGCTCCGGCCGCTCTGCCGGCGGCGCTGCCAAACGCGGACATCATGACGGTTTCGCCGGACTGCTTAAGCTTCAGCGTTCCGGCGACGCGGCCTGTCCGGTTCCTGGATGCCTTGTTCGCCGATCTATGCCTGCACTTCGTCGGCGACATCTACTCGCCCGGCGGCCCCGACATGCCGGTGTGCGGCGCCGAACGCGCCCAAGGTGTGCTGGGCACCCGCTATTGCAGCCGGCATCTGGCCAGCCAGCGCCAGGCGAGGGTGGCGGCATGATCACTATCGTTTATGGCCCGATGGGTTGTGGCAAGACCCGCAATTCTCAGCGTCTGGCGCACCATTTTGGCTACGTCAAAATAGTTGATGGTTGGGACGGCCGCTCCGAGTTGCCGCCGAACTGCCTCGTTCTCACCGTCGAGCGCCCCAAGGCCATTCGAGGGGCACGCGTTGTGCCCTTCCAGGACGCCATGGCGGCGGTGGAGGCGCGGCCATGAACCGCGAGGCCTACCAGCAATTCCTCGAGGCCAAGGCCGCGCCGACGCCGTCGCTCGGTTTCGAGGTCGACCCGTCCACCGTCAACCCGCTGCTCAAGCCGATGACGCAGGCGATCGTGCCGTGGGCCTGCCGCGGCGGCCGGCGCGCGCTGTTCTTGCGCTTCGGCCTGCACAAGACTTCGACGCAGCTTGAAATCCTGCGCCAGTGCATGATGCACGCGGGCGGCCACGCGCTGCAGGTGGTGCCGCTCGGCGTGCGCCACGAGTTCTTCCTTGAGCAGGCAGAGCGGCACCCCGACCTCGAACTGCGGTTCGTGCGCCGGCCCGGCGAAATGGACGGGGCGAACGCGGCCGGTCCGGGCAAGAAGCTGGTGCACCTCACCAATTACGAGACGCTGCGCGACGGCAAGCTCGATCCGCTGCTGTTCACGGCCGCATCGCTCGACGAGGCCGCCGTGCTGCGCGGCTTCGGCGGCACCAAGACTTTCCGCAACTTCATGGCGACCTTTGCCGGCGACGACCGGCAGGCGGGCGTCAAGCGCGAAGGCGTGAAGTGGCGCTTCGTTGCCACCGCGATCCCGGATCCGAACGAATATGTCGAGTTGCTGGCCTATGCCGCATTCCTCGGCATCATGGATGTCGGCGAGGCCAAGACGCGGTTTTTCAAGCGGGACAGCACCAAGGCCGACAAGCTCACCTTGCACCCGCACAAGGAAGAGGAATTCTGGCTGTGGGTCTCATCCTGGGCGCTGTTCGTGCAGAAGCCGTCCGACCTCGGCTTTTCCGACGAGGGCTATGACCTGCCGCCGATCGATGTGCGCTGGCACGAAATCGCGGCCGACCATTCGACGGCCGGCGAGGAACGCAACGGGCAGGGCAGGCTGCTTGCCAATACCGCCCATGGCGTCGTCGAGGCCAGTCGCGAGAAAAAGCGCAGCCTCGATGCGCGTGTCGAAAAGATGCTGGAACTGCGCGCCGAGGATCCTCTCGCGCATCGCATCATCTGGCACGATCTGGAAAGCGAGCGCCATGCCATCGAGAAGGCGTTGCCGCAGGCAAAAGCCGTGTGGGGGAACCTCGACGACGACGAAAAGGAAAAGCGGGTCGTCGGCTTCTCGCGCGGCGAATTCGCGGAGCTGGCCACCAAGCCGGTGATTTCCGGTTCTGGCTGCAATTTCCAGCGCCACTGTGCGTGGAACATCTATCTCGGCATCGGCTTCAAGTTCCACGATTTCTTCCAGTCGCTGTTCCGCACCCAACGATTCGGCCAGACGAAGCCGGTGCGCGCCGACCTGATCTATACCGAGGCCGAGCGCGAGATGCGGCGCGAACTGGAGCGCAAGTGGCGCGAGTTCGAGGCGCAGGCCAAGAAGATGGCCGGCATCATCCGGCAATACGGCCTGGCGGAAAACGCGCTTGCCGGCGCGCTGAAGCGCTCGCTCGGCGTCGAGCGGCGCGAGGTGCGCACCGACGACTATCTGCTGGTCAACAACGATACGGTGCTGGAAACCGCCAACATGGCGGAAAACAGCGTCGACCTGATCGTCACCTCGATCCCGTTTTCGACGCAGTACGAATACACGCCGTCCTACCACGACATGGGTCACTCGGATAACGACGCCCATTTCTGGCGGCAGATGGATTTCCTGATCCCCGAGCTGCTGCGCGTGCTGAAGCCCGGCCGGCGCGCCGTCATCCACGTCAAGGACCGGATCGTTCCGGGCGGCATCAACGGTTTCGGCTTCCAGACCGTGTCGGCATTTTCCGACGACTGCCGCGCCCATTTCGAAAGGCGCGGCTTTGCCTACCTGTCGCGGGTGACCATCGGCACCGACGTGGTGCGGGAAAACAACCAGACCTACCGGCTGGGCTGGTCCGAGCAATGCAAGGACGGCACCCGCATGGGGCACGGCATGCCCGAATACCTGCTCGAATTCCGCAAGCCGCAGACCGACCGCTCCAAGGGCTATGCCGACGTGCCGGTGGCCAAGGCAAAACCCGATTTCGTCTCCGTCATCGACGGGCGGCCGGTCGCGGCCGGCGACGACGACTTTGACGAAAAGCGCATCCGGCCGATTGCCGGCACCGGCTATTCGCGCGGGCGCTGGCAACTCGACGCGCACGGAATCTACCGCTCGGACGGCAACCGGCCGCTTCTGCCCGCCGAACTGGCGCGGCTGGTGCGGCTCGACGGCAAGTCCATCTACCGCGGCTGGAAAGCCTGGTGCGAAAGCCACGTCCACAATCACGAACTGCACGTCGCCTTCTGCGAGGCGCTGGACGAGGCCGGGCGGCTGCCGCCGACCTTCATGATCGCGCCGCCGCATGTCGACCACCCGGCGATCCGCACCGACGTCGCGCGCATGCGCACGCTCAACATGCACCAGCAGCGCAAGGGCCGGGAAATGCATCTCTGCCCGCTGCAATTCGACATCGTGGAGCGGGCGATCGAGGATTACACCATGCCGGGCGAGACGGTGTTCGACCCGTTCGGCGGCATCATGACCGTGCCCTATTGCGCGCTGCGCATGGGCCGCAAGGCGGTCGCCACCGAGCTTAGCCCCGACTATTTCGCCGATGGCGTGATGTATGCGCAGGAGGCCTCGGCCGGACGCAAGGGACCGGGCCTTTTCGACCTGCTCGAAGCCGAGATCGACGCCGCCAACGACGCGGCGACGGACGCCATGGTGATGACGCTGCGCGACCTGCGCGACCGGTTGTTGGCGATGGACGATGCCGATCTCGACCGCGAATGGTCTGGCGAGGTGATCCCGTTTCCCGGCAGCCATGTGGAGGCTGCGGAATAGATGCTGGCCTCGCTCGACATCCTCATAGCCGGGTTGGAGGCCGAGATCGCCATGGAAGCCGATGCGATCGCGGTGGCGGTGGCGGCGCACCAGATCGGCGCGGGCTACTGGCAGGCCCTCCACAGGATGCGCCGCCGCCTCGATGCGGCGCAGCGCCTGCGGCAGGCGATGGAGGAGGTGCTGCGATGACGAGCGGTGACCTCAAGGCGATCATCGACCTGATCGAGCGGTGGCCGGATTTCAACCTTGCGCATGCGCTCCGGCGCGCCGCTGAAAAGGGTCGCATCGAGATTGTCCGCCTCCCGGACGACCGGGTCGCGGTGACGTTTCGCAACGGTGAGGCGCTGCAATGACGGCCGTTCAGGGCTTCGATACCCTCCCCAGAGGCGGCGCGGTTGCCCGCGCCGCCGTGGGCAGGTCAGGCTGCATCGCGCACCGCGACCACGACTTCCTTGCCCAGCGCCGCCAGCGCGTTCTTGAGCGCCGGCAGCTTGGTCGGATGGTCGGGGTCGAGGATGCGGTACGGCTCGTTGGCGGGCTTGCCGAGCCGCCTGGCGAACTCGGTTTTGGAAATGCCCGCCTTGGCGAAGGCGTCGATCACGGCGATCTTGAGCGCCGTTTCCGCGTCGACGGGGATCGGCACAAGATCCTTTCCCTTCGCCTGCGCTTCCGGCAGCGGCTTTCCGTCCGCCAGCCGGCCGCGAAGCGCCACGGCAAGCGCGTCGGCCGCGCTTGCCCTCGCATCGGCCCGGTCGTCCCCTTGCGTGATTGCTTCAGGGACATCGGGGAAGCTTACCAGAAAGCCGCCATCGGGCTCACCGGCAAATACAGCTTTGTAGACGTACTCCATTCTCCTCATCTCCTTGGCGGCCACCATTGGCCATGTGTTTTTCCGGGATGCTGCCCGGGGTCATTCGACCCCGAGCTGTTCCTTGATGAGCTTCACGTAACCGGGTCTCAATTCGCCGGACTTGATGGTCGTTGTCCGCTTACCGAAATAGACCTGATAGTGGGAGCCCTTACCGCGATCCTTGACGACTTCGAAGGTCCGGCCCTGTTTTCTCGCCAGTTTCCGAAGCTCCCGGATCAGCGCTTCCCGGTTTATTCGCTGCCTCCTTTCTATGGATTGAATATCTCGCATTTTTGCGAGGGTGTCAATAAAAATCATCGCATTTTTGCGAAAAAAGCTATCTGCGGGAGGGCACCATGACCGCCGCCTGCACCCACGCCTTCGACCCCGCGTCGGTTGATTTCCAGTTGTTCGCGCTGTTTCTGGAGGCGCGGCGCCTGCACCGGCGCAAGACCGTGCTGCGGGTGGCGCGGGAGGCGCAGGTTCCGGTCGACACCGTGCAGCGGGCGATCCGTGCCCGCAACCCCGGCGAGGACGAGTTCTTCGCGCTGTGCACCTGGATCGGCGAGCCGCCAGCCAAATTTCTCAAGCCGGAAGGGCGCGCGGCATGAGCGGCCTGCAAAATTCCCGCAACCCTTCCCGCGCCGATTACGACTGGCGCGAATTCGCGCTCCTGGTGCGCGCACGGCTGGCCGAGGACGGGCGCGGCTATCGCTTCCTCGCCGACGACATCGGCGTCACCTTCACCGATCTTTCGCGCGCCGCCACCGGCCAGATGATCGCCGTCCACAAGGTGATCGCCATCTGCGACTGGATGGGGATCGCGGAGCGCAAATTCTACCTAAAGCCAATGAAATCAATCTGTTGCAGTGGGTCCACCGTGAAACACTCAACCGAACGGAGGAGCCGTGCCGATGCCTGACCGCCTCTATTGGGTAACCTTGCGCACCCGGGAGCGCGAGGGCGGCGAGCGGCAGTTCCGCATCGTCTTCGCGTGCGAGTTCCAGACCGTTGCGGACATCGCGGCGGAACTGCGCGAGTTCGGGGTCGTGCACGGCCAGAGGCTGCGCCTCGTCGACGACGGGCACGGGGGCAGGCGGGCGTGCGAGCGCGAAGACTACATGTTCGGCGCCGGCATCGTCGGCTCTGTGCAGGTCTATCCCCGTCCGGTGGCCGGACTATGAGCGCGCGCTTCGGCACGCCTGCCGGCATCGACCCGCTGCGGTTGTTCGCGCTGCCGCCTCCCGAACGGCGCATGGGCGCTCTGATGCTGCTCGACATGGGGATGAGCGAGGCGCGCGCGCGCCGGCACCTCGGCCTGTCGATCGCCGCTTTCAACGAGGTGCTTCACGGCACGACGCCGCCGTTGCGGCGCGGCGGCGAAACAGATCTGGCGGGAGACCACGCATGAACATGATGGCGCAACGGGGTTTCGACCTCGACAACCGCATCACCGTCGTCCTGTTCGCCGGCATGGGCGGCGGCTGCGACGGGCTGGAGTGGGCGGGCTTCCCGGTCCACGTCGCCATCAATCACGACCCCATCGCGGTCGCGGCGCACAAGGCGCGGCATCCGCACACCAGACACCTGCAATGCGACGTGTTCGAGGCCGACCCCTACGAGGTCTGCGCCGGGCGCGGCGTGCGGGTGCTGCATGCCTCGCCGGACTGCACGCACTTCTCGGCTGCGAAGGGCTCCAAGCCGGTTTCCAAGCGCCGCCGCTCGCTGGCCTGGGTCATCTGCCGCTGGGCTGGCACGGTGCGACCCGAAACCATCACCATGGAAAACGTGCAGGAAATCCAGACATGGGGGCCGCTGATCGCCAAGCGCGACAAGGCCACCGGCCGGGTGCTGAAGCTGGACGGTTCGGTCGCCGCCAAGGGCGAGCGGGTGCCTGTGCAGGATCAATGGCTGGTACCGGATCCTCGCCACAAGGGCCGCATCTGGCGCGCCTGGCTGAAGCACCTGACCGGCCTCGGCTACAGTTTCGACAGCCGCGTGCTGGTGTGCGCGGACTACGGCGTGCCGACGATCCGCAAGCGGTTCTTCGGCGTGGCGCAGGCGGACGGCCGGCCGATCGTCTGGCGAGAGCGCACCCACGCGCCGCGCAAGGTGGCGCGCAAGCTCAGGCTCAAGCCCTGGGTGGGCGCCTATACGATCATCGACTGGTCCATACCGGTCAAATCGATCTTCGGCCGCAAGAAGGACTTGGCCGAGGCGACCCTGCGGCGGACGGCACGCGGCATCATGCGCTATGTGGTCGAGGCGGCGAAGCCGTTCATCGTGCCGATCACGCATGCGGGAGACAGGCCCGGAAACGAACGGGTCCACGACAGCGGCGATCCTCTTAGGGCGCTGACCACGGCGCATCGATGCGAGTTGGCCGTGGTCGCGCCCCATGTGACGAAGTTCCGCACAGACCAGCAAAGCGCTGCCGCGCGCAACGGTGTCAACGATCCCGCCGAGCCGGTGAATACACTCCATACATCGAGCGGCATGGCGATCACGGCCGCGCATATGTCGAAGTTCAACCAGAACGGCGACGGGTATATGCCGGCCGAGCCGCTGGATACCGTCATGGCGGGCGCGCCGCGCCATGCGATCGTATCAGCGACCATCGTCGGCGCCGGCGGCAGGGCGGCGCAGAGCGGGCCGCGCGGCATGCAGGACCCGCTCGGCTCCACCACCACGAAAGAGGACCGCGTGCTTGTCGCGGCCAGCCTTGTCGAAACGGCACATGCTGATGTCTCGCCGACTGGCATCAAGCGCTGGGGCAACGGCGTCCGCGACCTGGCCGAACCCGCTGGCGCTGGTACGCTCTCGGGGAACCATGCTGTCGTGGCGGCTTTCCTCGCACAGCACAATAATGACAGTCGCCGTATTGGTGGCGTTCACCCCGGCCGAGAGGCACCCGAGCCAGTTGCGGCGCTGACCGTCACTCCGCAGGTGGGCGTTATCGCCGCCGCGCTCGGCAACCTGCGCGGCACGAATCGGGACGGCCGACCGGCCGACGAGCCGTTGTCGACCATGTCGGCCGGCGGCAGGCATGCCAACCTGATCCTGTCGTTCCTCCAGACCTATTACGGCTCCGGCGACAACAACCACGATTGCCGGGATCCTCTGCACACCGTGACCATCAAGGGACGGCACGGGCTGGTCATCGTCAAGGTCGACGGTGTCGAGCATTACATCGACGATATCGGCATGCGCATGCTGGAGCCGGAAGAGGGCGCGGCCGCGCACGGCTTCAAGCCCGGCTGTCTCGACCACGAAATCACGGTGTGGGACGAGCGTAAGGGCCGCATGGTCACGCGCAAGCTCAATAAGACTGAAAAGTATCACCTGGTCGGCAACAGCGTGCCGCCGTTCATGGTGCAAATGCTGGCCGAGGACAACGTCCGCCGCGAACTGGTGATGGAGGCGGCGGAATGAAGATGATCTGCTGGCCGGCCTTCACGGCCGATGATGCCGAACGGGCCTTTGACAAGTGGGGATGCAATTGCGGCCCGGCAGCGATCGCCGCCATTTGCGGCCTGACCCTGGACGAGGTGCGCCCGCACATGGGCGACTTCGAGGCCAGGGGCTACACCAATCCCACACTGATGTGGGCCGTGCTGCGCAGCATCGGTATAAAATGGTGGGAGGTGAAGCCGCCGGGTCCCTGGCCGGAATACGGGCTTTGCCGCGTGCAGTGGGAGGGTCCCTGGACCGAACCGGGCGTGCCGATGCGGGCGCGCTACCGCCATACGCATTGGGTGGGTGCCCATACGCGCGAGAGCGGCGAGATCGGCGTCTTCGACATCAACGCGATCGGCAACGGCAGCGGATGGTCCTCGCTCAATGACTGGCGAGAAAAACTCGTGCCGTGGATCCTTAAGGAGTGCGTGCCGCGGGCCAACGGAAGCTGGCACCTTACCCATGTGGTCGAGGTGCGGCCGTGAACATCCTCGAATGCCTGCCCGAAAAAATTAAAGACAACACTTTCGAGCCCGGGGGATCATCAGCGTCATGACTTCCGATGCCATCAAGCTCTTTGTCGAGGATGCCCGCGCCGTCACGATAGCGCAGGCTGCCGGGCTGCTCGACCTGACCTTCAAGGAGCGTGGACACGAGCATCCGCAGCCTTGCCCGGCCTGCGGCGGCGACGACCGGTTTTCCTTCAACGACACGAAAAACACATGGGTCTGCCGCGGCGAAGGCGTGGGCGGGCGCGACGCCATCGGCATGGCCGCCCACGTGCTGGGTTTCGACCTCAAGACGCGGGAGGGTCTTCTCGACGCCTGCTCGGCCGTGCTGGGCAAGCCGATCCCGGAAGAGGGCGCAGGCGAAAGCGAGGAAGAGCGCGCCGCGCGTCTCGACCGCCTGGAGGAACAGAAGCGCAAGAACGCCGAGGCCTCGGCGAAGCGTGAGGAAAACCAGGCCGATTTTCGCGAGAAGGAACGCGACAAGGCGCGTGGCATCTATAACGCCGCTGCGGCGCTGGCCAGGTCCGCCTTGCCTCAAGGGCGCTTCTACCTTCAGCGGCGCGGTTGCGGCGTGCCCGGCGATCGATGGCTGCGCGTCTCGGCCGATGTGCCCTACTGGCATGGGCAGGACGCGCGCGGCATGCCGGTGGCTCTCTACACCGGTCCGGCCATGATCGCGCCTTTTATTGCCCTCGCGGCCGCAGGTCTCCGGGCGGGGCGTGGCGATGGCCGCGACGCCCGGTCTGGCTTGCCTGCCGGTTGGGAGATTATCGGCTGCCATATCACATGGATCGACCTCGATCGCGCCCCGAAATTCCGGCCGCTGCTGGTCGATCCGGATACCGGCGAGGTGTTGCCGACCAAGAAGATGCGAGGCACGAAAAAGGGCGGTGTCATCCCCTTGTGCGGCGATCCGGCGCTGCGCCGATGGCTGGGGGCGGAAGGCATCGAGAACACGCTGGCTTTTGCGCGGCACGAGCGCTTCCGCGCCGACACCTTTTACTTCGCGGCCGGCGACCTCGGCAACATGGCCGGCCCGGCCGATCCCCGCTCCCGGCGCAAGCACCCGCACCTGACCAAGCCGGACAGGAACGGCCGCGAGCGCCCGGTGATGGTGGCGGGGCCGGTGCCCGCCTTTCGCGACGCAGGAGAGCCGGACGCCATGGTGGTGCCCGACCATGTCGAGGAGCTGGTGCTGCTCGGCGACGGAGATTCCGAGCCGGTGATGACGGCCTCGGCCATGGTGCGGGCAAAGGCCAGGCACGCCCGGCCGGGCAGGCTGGTGCCGATCGTCATGCCGCGCCCCGGCACCGATTGGGCGATGATGCTGGCCGGCCGCGACGAGGCGTTTGCATGACGGACGAGAGGTCGAAAGACGATGTCTGGGCAGAGGTCGACGCCATCGTTGATGCGGCATACCGGGTCGCGCGCGGCGAAGCCCCGACCCCTTTCCCGGAGCCTGCCGCTACCGCCCCCACCGAAAAGCTTTTGCCGGAGGAAATGCTTTCCGAATGCACCGGCGAGCCGGAAACCGACATCGGCAACGGCCGCCGGCTGCTGATCCGCTATGGCGAGCGCATCATCCATGTCGCCCATGTCGGCTGGCACGGCTATGACGGCAAGCGCTGGAAAGAGGACGATGACGGTTCCGTGGTGCGGCCGCTGGCGCAGAAAACGGCCGAGCTGATCGCCGACGAGGCGCGCCAAGTCACCGCCAGCGAGGAAGAACTCGACCTGATCGCCAAGGGCAAGCAGGCCGAGGCTGAGCTGAAATCGATCGGCAATCCCAAGAAGGATTGGGGAAAGGATCTGTTCGCAGCTTACCTGGCGCTCACCGAAACGAAAGAGGTGGGCGAGGACACGCTGAAGAAGGTGAACGGCCGCAAGTCCTCGCGCCACAGCCATGCCAAGTCCTCGGCCGGCACCACCAAGATCAACAACATGCTCACCGAGGCGCTGCCGAAGGTGGCGTGCACGGTGGAAAAGCTCAACACCGATCTCTACGCGCTCAATGTCGCCAACGGCACGCTGCGCTTCGTCTCGCGCGAGCACGAGGAATCGGACCCCGACGATCCCCGCCTCGTCTGGGAGGCCCGCCTCGATGCCCATGAGCCCAGCGACTTCATTTCCAAGCTGGCGCCGCATCCGTGGCGGCCGTCCGCGAAGCACCCGGAACTGGACGCCTTCCTGGAAAAGGTCCAGCCCGACCCCGAGATGCGGGCATTCCTGCAGCGCCTGGCCGGCTATATCGCGCTCGGCATCATCGACGAGCAGATCATGGTGATTTTCCACGGCGGCGGCCGCAACGGCAAGTCGACCTTCGTCGCCACGCTCTGCCATGTGCTCGGCGACTATGCCGTCACCCTCGACGTCGAGAGTTTCACCGGCGAAAACCGCCGGTCCGGCGCGGAGGCGACGCCCGACCTTGCCCGGCTGCCGGGCGCGCGCCTGGTTGCTTCCGAGGAGCCCGACGAAGGCGTGCGGCTCAAGGAGGGCCTGATCAAGAGAGTGACCGGCGGCACGCGCATTCCGGTTCGGCGGCTGCACCAGGACTTCATCGAGGTGATGCCGCAGTTCACGCCCGTCCTGTCCTGCAACCCGAAGCCGGAAATCCGCGACATGAGCGAGGGCCTGTGGCGGCGCATCCTGCTGGTGCCGTGGGAGGTGCAGATCGCCAAGAAGGATATCGACCGCAAGCTGCCGGCGAGGCTGCGCAAGGAAGCGGAAGGCATCCTGGCATGGATCGTCCAAGGCGCGCTCGACTATCTCAACTATGGGCTTTCGCCGCCGAAACGCGTGCTGGCGGCGACCGATGAATATCGTCACGACAGCGATTTTATCGGATCCTTCATCCGCTCGGCCTGCATCGTGACAGGCCGTGCCGACGACGCCGCGACGCCTGCCGATCTCTTCATCGCCTATTCCAACTGGCAGGCGCGGTCCGGCGCCATGGAGTTGCACAAAAACACCTTCTTCAAGCGCTTCCCGGCCTATTGCCAGCAGTATTTCGAAGCGCCGGACGGCTCTCAAAGGCAGTTCACCAAGGACAAGTCCGGCACGACGATCTATCGCGGCATCCTCGTCAAGGACAAGTTCGTGCGCCCGAGCGGCCAGCAAGAGGGTCAGTCATGATCGCCCGGACCCTTTTCCTCAAGGGATCGCGAGCGTCTTCCGTTGCGCCCCATCCGGACATGCCTGTGCCATTCGTCGACAGGTACGGGGCGGGAATTGGGGCGGCAGGGACGGTAAAACGGTGCGGCTTTTCTACAGACCCAAGAAAAAGGTACGGGATTTCAACAGCTTAGGACGCTAGGGCCGCTGGGGACGGTATTTGCCGTTTTCGTGGCGCGCGCGAAAGGAAAGAGGTCGGGAGGAAAAAAGGATGACAGCCTCATCATATTGCGCGGGATTTACCGTCCCTAGCGTCCCTAGCGTCCCATTTGTTTCTATTCTTCCTTCTTTTTCAACGAGTTAGGAAAATGAGAGTTGGGACGATAGGAACAATAATTGGGACGGTAGGCGGAAATTTGGGACGGTAGGTGAAAGATGAAGACGAAAACGATTGAAGAGCTGCTTTCTTGGGCCTTCGTTCACGAATTGCCGAAGGGCGGCGGCATTGACGGGCTGGACAGCATGAATTCGGCCTGGCGAATGTTGCAGGCTTCGTCATGGGGCAAGATCACGGCGTTTGCCGAGTTGATGGCCAAGGTCGATGTCGATCGCGGCGACGGCGGCATGTGGCTGGAGCAGGGCGAGGCGCACGAGGATGCGCTGGTGATTGGGCAGGCGGTGGCCGATCTGGCGAAATGCGAGGTCGTGATCCCTGCTGGATGGAACGCGCTTGCCGACTGGCCGGACGATGACGGTCTGGTGATGCCTGCCGTGGCGCGGGCGGTCGAGCGCTACCAGTTGCGCCCCGCCATGCGGCGGCGTGCCGGCATCGTCAACCTCGTCGTCGGCACCGCTATCCTCGGGCGCGAGCCGGATTGGCAGGCCGAGCCGTCCCGGGTGCGGATGGTCGAGCGGGGCGGCAAGCCTGCGTGGTTCGTCGAGCGGCATATGCGGGACGAGTTCGGGCGCCGTGTCGTGATGGAGGTCGACGGCTTCAATGCCCGCACGCAGCGGCCCATGAAGGAGGCCTATCGGAAATACGAGTTTTCGGACGATCCGACCGGCGACATCCTTGCTAGGCTCGACTGGCAGATGTGGGTTGCGGCGTTGCGCATGCTGGAAGGCGAGGTGGGGGCGCGCCTTGTCGAGCATCGCGTGCGGGCATGTGGCAGATCGATGACGCCATGGCTGGCGGCCGATCGCGGCGGCGTAATGCTGGTGAAATTTCCGGCCGCAAAGGGGCAGCCGAAAAAATTTGAAAACGCCTGTTGACGTGCGGCAGAAAGTTGACATACAACAACCGCGGATAAAAGCGTTCCGAACCCGCCCGAGCAATCGCGGCGGGTTTTTCATTGGCGGGGATCGAGATCGGAAGAGCACACGTCTGAACTCCAGTCACTTGCGAAGTCCGCCAT